TACTTACCATACCTTTTGCCAAAATCATGCTGTTTGCTAGCAGACCTTTTTCGACATACTCATCACCCATCAGGCGTTGGTTATCACCAAGGTCGGCAATAGAAGCAAGGATATTAGAGAATGGTTCAAGTGAATCATAACTGACCCACACATTTCCAAGCTTAATAGACCTAGGCACCCAACCCGCATCTTCCCAAACTTTACGTTTTTGGAAATCAGAAGGACCATTACCGGTGAGATTACCGTTAAGGTAATGCTGAGAAGCCATAAAGATGACAGAACCTCCAAGCATCAAACGTCCAGTTTGAAGAGCTTTTGCATTGGCCAAATCTTGAGGAGTCTCAATACCATACTTCATGACAGCTTCTAAGTTGTCAGGCTTAGCAAACTGAATGTCATTAAATTCTTTGACAAGAAAATTAAGACCAGGAGTATGTTTAAATGAAAGCTCTAAACCGTTAATACCAGTCCTAGCAAACAAATAGAATGGTTTGAGGAGAGGCTGTTTAGAAAAAACATCATCCATAGCCTTACCAAATCCACCAATGTCTTTAGTTAGAGTGGCTTCTTTTTTACTGTAGTTCAAGAAGCTGTCACTTACAGAACCATCAACAGGGTCAAAGATTTCATCGTAAAAATTGTTTTCATATTCACGCATCATCTTTGGATTGACATCGATGCTCGCACCATTAGCTTTGTCACCCATAGCTTTGATCATTGCTTTTTCTTTAGCACGAGCACGTGCCAAGATCATAGTAAAAGCATCATCAGTAGCTGCCATCAACTTAGTTGAATAAGTCAGGAAGTTATTTTGATTAGCAGAGCGTGCAAGGTTTGCAATGCGGTAAGCAGCTTTATCGCCATCCGTACCACGTTCCTCAGCCCACTTGCCCATCAATTTCCATTGCTCATCTTCTTTACTAAACTCAGCAAATCTACTTCTAGTTGTATGTATTTCATTAGAGAAGTACTGATTAACACGTTTAAAGAAGTATTGCATAGCTTCAGGTACAGTTTGTACCATAGCATTAGCTGAAGCCAAGGATTGACGCATAGTAAATGAATCACCAGTGCCAACAAACTTAACAATACCGCCAAGCATTTGTGCCATAGGACGTGTAAATACAGCGGTAGATGTACCCATAACAGCACGCAGTGGTGTCTTAGGTCCACTCAAAACGCTGTTAATCATTACACCTTGAAGCTCTTTTACTAGACTACCACCACTGGGGTTGTTCAATCGACGACGCATAAAGGCATCAAAATCATCAAAGTTTCTAATGTCATTAGACATAGAGAAAGCTTCAAGAACACCTTTCATTAGATCAGGGTCATCTGTACTTTTAACCAAGTCAATCATCATGTCAACTTGATCCCGAGTTGTAGCTTTCAGGTTTTCTAGTGACTCTTCGACACTCTTAGTAGGTACACCTTGTGCCTTTAGTTTACTAAATTCCTTACTAATCAAGAAACGTGAACGCTTGACGTTATACATACCGAGAATTAAATTCTCTCGTACACGTGCAAGTGGTCCGCCTACATCACGAAGGTCGGCTGCATCTGCTACTTCCAAAGCTGCACGACTCAAGTCACGCACTTTTGGAAACAAGCTGGCATTTACAATGTCAGCAACCAACACGTTTTCAATGGTCCAGGCTTCCCGTTGATCCTTACCAAGAATCATCATTTTATCATTAAGGACATCAGCCCAGTAATCTTCAGGACTCAAATCGGTAGCATCTCTACCATTAATGATACGTTGTGCAGATTCATAGGCATCTTTAAAGACCTCATCCATTTCAAAACCATTCTCTTTCAGTTCTTTCAAAAGAGATTGGAATTTAGTGTTACCCAGCAGTTCAACAGTTTTCTCTTCGTAAAACTTAGTTGGCAATCCTCCAGCATTAGACATACGGATTGCCTGTGCTTGAGTCAATACGTTATCTAGTGAACCTCCTTCAGCGTTAGGATCTGTGTGCAGACGTTTAGCTTGTTTAGACAACTCATACATATCTGCTGTAGAGTTAGGGTTACCCTGCCAATCCTCTGCAAGATCAGGGTTTTTGTGCTCACCAAAATCAGGACTCTTTAACTCCTCTTTTGCTTGCTCAATAGTTTGATCGTTGATACTTTGATTGCGTTCTTCAATCTTACGATCAATGTGTTCACGGTTTGTTTCTACTTTAGTCTCTACTTTAGCTTCTGCAGCTCCTCGCAGTTGCTCAGTCGGGTCATCTGGATTAGCCTCTTTCAGAGCCTTGTTAGCTGGATCATCAGGACCTGTACCTCTACGCATGTCAGAAGCTACATCACTTAATCCTAGCTTATGTAGGCTGACATCAAACACAAGACCAATACCCATACCTTCAGCGACATTTTTCCAAGTCTTTACCCAAGGAGAGTCTGTGTCTAGTGTAGTGAGTGGTGTTTCAATCCAACCAGCTTTTCGATGAAGCTCACCAAGAATGTTATGTTTTTGAGAATCTTCATGGATCAAATCATGTGCAGCACCCATAGCAGCACCAGGTACGACTACTCTAGCAACACGTCCAGCGGTAGTTGTACCCTTACCAGCAAGTCCCAAACCTTTAGCAGCTTTGCCAGCCAATCCAATTGACTTAGCGACACCACCAACAGGGATAGCAAATGCTGCATACCCTAAGGCACCACGCAGCATGTTACCCCATTTTGTTTTAGTTTCTGGGTTAAAGTCTCCAAGAGGATCCCAATCTGGTTTGTAGTCAGCACCTTGTTCTTCCATTTCACCGGAAAACATATCAAAAATACGTTCCGGTGCTGTCAAAACACTACTAACTTCATCACGTACAGCACCTGCACCAGCATTAAAAAGCTCTTGAATGTTTTCTTGCAGTCCAAATTCTGAGGGATCTTTTTGCTGAAAAGTGTTGTCTTCACCAATCAGTTCACCACTTTCTAGCTGCTTTGTCTTTTCTTGTTCTTCTGCAACACGTTTATTGTTTTCATCAATATTCGCATTGAGTTCATTAAAATCTACCATTATCGAGCCTCCTCAGTAGTCAACAGTGCAGGGTGCAGGTATTCCGGGTTGTTGAAGGGTGATCCTTGAAAAGCATCTACACCATCAATAATACGTTGCCTGGACGCATTATACAATCCTTGCCATTCAGTTCGCAAACCTTGGACAACGTTTCCTTTTGCTGAGTGTACGGCCAACCTATAACGCACTTGAGAAGCGAATAAAAAGTCTTGAGTGTTTTTATCAAATTTAGCGTTAAGAGGAATACCTTCTCTTTGGACAACCCAGCGTAGGGTTTTAGGGATAAATTGATACCTACCAGCTGCAAATACTTTCTGCTCATAACCCAGTTGGATAACTTCTCCAACAGTCATTTCAGACAAGCCTCTTCCAAATACATCACGGCTGTTAGCAGATCCTACAGCACGGTTGTTATAACCATAACCAGATCCTCCTGTATTCATTGCGTCATAACCACCATACCCTTCAGATTCATGCAAACCAACTAGCTTAGCAAATCGCTCAAAGCCTCCCTCTTGAAGAGCAGCTCTGGAAGTCCTACCAGGTGATTGATGCGAAACAAGTAGAAGTTTAGATTCAGGACGTAGTTTCCTTACATTTTTTTCTACAAGTGGAATACCGAGTTCTTCGCCGTTGTTGTAAAGACGGTACTGAGCAGCAGCTACATCCCAAGCAGACACTCCCCTCTGTTGTGAAGCTAAGGCTACGAAAGCAGAGGGGAGTTTATCTTTCCCGCCGTTAAGTCTCCACGTTTGAAGTTGTTGCATAGGAGAGGTACCACCGCCAACGTAGCGCTCATCAGAGCCAAGACCTTGAACTTTAGTGGTAAGTAGGTTTTGCCTTCCATTCGCTTGCCACCCTTTGACAATTGATTCATTCGTTTTGTGTTCTGTAGTTGTTTTAATTGTATGCCGGGCTTTGTACGCAGCTGTAACTTCATCTACATCTGTTGAATAGTTTTTAGTTAACTGCCTGGCTTGCTCAAAAGCTTCTTCACTGTCTCCAGCCTGTGCTAAACTACTCTGATAGTGCTCATTAAACTTTTGCTCTAATTCTTCTTTATAAAATAGACCTTGTTCAGTGTAATTACCTGCACCATCTAACCCTTGACCTTTTAAAGCTGTTTGAGTATAAGCCTTAAGGTGTTTATCAAGTCTTTTAGATTGGTCTTCGGTCAAAGCAATACCGTTTTCCGCTGAAGCAACTCTAAGGTTTTTACCATATTTCCGTTGAAGAGCTACTTGAGCTTTACCAGATAAAGATTGAAATTCAAACTCAGTGAGGTAAGGTGTACCTCCTTTAGCTCGCATACGCTGCTCAGCCAGTTCAACTTCTCTTTCTACATTAACAACACTATCACTTTTAAAGTTTTGTTTTAGGTAATCCCACTCTACAGTGGTACCCATAATGTCATTGTATCTTTGTTGAGCACTAAGAAGTAATTCGTCAGGAACACCACCGTCTAAAGTCTCTGCTTTTGCTTCCTCTTGAACAAGTTCTTTAAGATCAGCAACGGCTTTTTTCTTGTCAACTGCATCTAGATCTAACTCACGTTGCTTAGCAATTCTTTTAGCTTTTTCAAAATCTTTTAACTTGATACGACGTTCAAAAATATTACGGATAGAATCCATTTTACCGTTATCAAGTCTTTTAATTTTGTGATCTAAAACCCTATCTAATTGTTCGTCGGTTACTAGACCGTTTGAAACCATGTCATAAAGTTGATCCAGTGCATGACCAATAGCTGCACTACGGCTACCAAAAGAACCTTTGTGCATATTAATGGTTTGCATAAACCCTTCACCATCACCAGCTTTGGCGTGTTGATAAAGGTCATCCTTTAGGACTTCAAGTTTTTCTTTTTCAAAAGCTTTTCGTTGACTTTCAGCCCACTCTAAATCAGACTGCTGTTCCCAGTTTTTCATTTGAGGGAACAGGTATTTATTCAACAAAGCAGGGTTCATACCTTGGTATTGAGACATGTAAGCCTCAGCAATAGCAGCTTTAGCTGCAGCCCGCTCTGCTCCAGTAGCAGCTTCTGCAAGTGTAAACTCTTTACCGTTTACATTTACTTTGAGGTTAGTAGCAGCTTGTGTAAAGAAGGTGCCGTATGCAGCACCACCACGTTCAGCTAAACCACGCATGTATCCATACTTAGCCCAGCCAGTCAAACCACGTACAGTTTTCACACCATCAACGGAAAGACCATTTGCTTCTAACCTACCACCCTCATCATAAGCTACTTCAGTTCCTTGTTGAAGAGCTGCTTCTTGTTCTTCAAAATCAATAACAGCCTGAGGATCAATACCATACGTGTACGCAAGCATCAATCCTCGTTGCTCTTCACGCTCATTACGTGCTTCGGCTTGTTCAACAAGGACTTTAGAAAGAGAGTCAGAGAAGTTAGCCAAGCGACCAACTTCCTCATTTTCCAACAACTCTTGATATTTAAGAGATTGTTCTTCCAGTTTAAGATCAGACATACGCTGATCTGCAAACATTTTCGCCTCTTGAAGGCGTGATTGATTTTGCTGCCTTAGCAGCCCAGTTACATCCGGTGCTTGTACAGGCGCAAAGCCTTGGCTTTGTGCAGCAGGTTGGAATGCAATCTGTTCTTCAAATCGTTTCATTTATTTTTATAATGGTTTAAAACCTAATGGATTGGAAAAACCGCCACTACCTATACTGGATAACCCAGCAGTGTTAGAAGAATAATTAAAAGGACCAGACATACCAGTTAAACCACCAGCTGAGCCTGACCCAAACCCAGGTCCTGCCATGTCAGCAGTGCCAAACTGTTGTCCTCCTCCTATATTTCCAGCAGCTGGTGCGGCGAGACTGGCATAAGTTTGAAGACCACCAAGCACAGAACTACCGATTTGTAATGCAGTGTTAAACCCAGAACTTCGTTGTTGTGGTATCTGCATTGGTGCAGGTAGTTGTCTTTGCATGTAAGGTTGCATGGCTACATTAGCATAGCCTGCAAGGTCTTGTGCATACTGTTGCTGAGCAATACGCCTTAGCGCCGCTCTGCTTTGTCGTTGCTGTGCCTGAGTGCTTTCTGCCATCTGAGCAGAAGTACGGCCAAAGGCGCCAGTAGTTGCTAGTGCAGCGGCACGTTCAAACGAACGTCCCCTACCTTCACTCATAGCTACGTTAGCACCAATAGCTTCCATCAACTGACCACGCATACCTTGACGTTGGAATGCAGTCTGTTGTAAGATTTCATTCAAACGTTGCTGTTCAGATTGGTAAGCAAGGTCAGCTGCTTGTTGATTGAAAGCCCTTTGTTGGTTATAGAGATTAACTCTAGTTTGATATTCTTGTGCCGCGTAACGATTGCGGTCAGCAATCATTAGATTCTGCAGCCTAGTACTTTCTCGTGCTTGTCTGTTTTGCAGACGGATAGCACGGTTGCGTGCAGATAATGCTTGTTGGCTTTTCTGTTGTTCACCGAAAAAACCTAGACCAGCAGATACTGCTGCAACACCTAAACTAAATGGATCAATAACTACCATTATCCCCTCCTATAAAAACCGCTGTTCTGTTTACCTTCCCAATCCAAACCAAGCAACGAAACAGGGAAAGGTGTAGTACCTTCAATCCTGATACCAAGGTTCTTATTGCGTTGGAAGATAGGAACAACGTGTGTAGAACTTGCTTGCATGTTTACGTTGTTTAGGTTGTATTCATAAGGTTGGGTAACACTGACAGTGTTTGTCCAGTCAGGGATACCAGTGATGTCGATCTTGTAGTCTACAGGACCACTAAGACCAGTCTTTACTTTTAAACGATGAATGATCAAATCAGATACATCGTCATTTTTAATGTCGTTGTTTTCAACACGGTATGGATATAACTTAGGGAGTTCCAATGCCATGTCGTAGTTGTAACCTATAATTAAATTACGTCCTCTGTAATCGCCATCAATTTCTACATAGTCTGGCGTACCGGAAGTAACAGTTGGTTCCAACACAGCACCAACTGACGAGGAAGACAAACCCAAGCCGCCTCCAATGTAACCACCCAAAGCAAGAACAATAAGTTTTTTACCAGTGATGTGATCATAGGGTAGCTCGATTTTGGTTTTGTCAGTAGCAGAATCATAAGTACGGTGTGGATTTACTTGGAACAAATCCAAACATACATCAGTTTTTTCACCAGTAGGTAGCGTTAGGAACCCACTTTCGTTTGATTGGTTCATGTCGAATGATTCCAAACAAACATCGTTACCGACTTGAGTTACAGCATACAGCGTGTTAGCATCAAAGAATTGACACAAAAGTGTGCCATTTAATTCCCACTTATACCAACAATTAACAATCCTACGTTCTCTGTTCTGTTGCAAGAACCGGTATTGATACAATGTAGAAGAACCAGTCTTACCCAACGATACCAACGAAAGACCAGGTGAAGCAATCATACTGTCAATGTCGTTAGGAATATATTCCGGTACAACATTAGTGATGTCTTGCATCAACGGCGGTTGTTCTGTACTGATGTCATTAAGTTCAAACAGTCGGGTGTAAAGTGGTGTTTTGCTAATAAATGCTTGAGACGTGCCCAACGAAACGGCTTGAATTTTTTTGTCAGATTCATACGAGCTTAGGCTGTTAACCTTAGCTGTTTTAGGTGACAAGATGTCAGAGTCAGTACTAAGAATAAATTGTTCAGTATCAGAGTAAAGAACAAGACCAACACTTGTTGGTTCAACGTAGTTCAAATATACAGGACGTTTACCTGCTGCAGAGATGTCAATAGGATCATCGTCTGTAGCTGTTTGAGCTGTAGTATTCCAGAAGTTAAAGATGTCACCAGCCTTACTAAGGATGATGTTTTCACCAGACACAAACCCAAGCCTGTTCCGGTAAAAGAACATTTGACTAATAGTGTTATTAACAAAACTAGGGATAGGGTTAGTTGTGTCATCACCGACAAGGCGGTTATTCCAAGGAAGAACGGCTGTAGGTGTGTTATCTGGGAAGGGTTCTAAAACAAAGTGTTCGTCCCCGTTAGTCTGCACTACACGCCTGATACGGTGTGGCATGGTGTCAGGGTCAAACTTATAAGTAACACCAGGTGCAGTCGTTTCCTCCCAAGTACCAGTACCATCACCGTTAGTTCCAACGAACTTGACGTACATGTCGTCAATGTCAATGTCTGAAGAATTGACTACTTTAACAACATAGCCATCCTTAGCCTGTGCAGGTAACCTGGAGATGTTTTGGATTTCATCCGTAAAAGCGTAAACACTTTCAGACTGCGAAGGACCCTCCGTAGTTATTGTAAATGGAATTGTATTTGTAATGTAAAGACCTGGACCAATGACTTCAGCAGTAAACCCATCTACCCCATTAATACCAGTCACACCAGAGCTTGTGTGTGTGTTTATTTGGTCCGCAATGTGAGCGCCTGTATCATTTGTACTAGCACTGTGAGAACCAACTGTATCCCCATTATTTGTTGTAAGTGTTACTTTATAAGTACCAGAAGCTATAACATTAATAACAACAAATGCACGATACTCAGGAATACTACCGTGCATAGTATCCGTCTCCATCGCAACTTCTTTCTTTTTGTTCAACACAAAAGTGAAGTCATTAAGCGTAAAAAACTCAAGATCGTCAGGCTCAGCTCCGTTTAGGTATGCAGTTGGACCGCTGATTGTACCTAGTGCTGTGTCGTAAGCTGTTTGTGCAGTGCCTTCATCGATAACATCTTGATCGTAATCTCCTTTTGCAGGATCGTACTGATTGGTTTCAAAAGATGTTACATCAGCATCAGTGTATTGAGCTGCTGTAGTTTCTTCAAGTTCATAGATGCGGTAGCCTTGAGAAGCTAGAACAGGGTGGTCATTAGTACGTTCAGTGCCTTTACTATATTGTGTGCCTGTTACAATGCTACCATCTTTTTTAAATGTTTCGGTACCTGCACTATCTACAAGCACACCGGACACTAAGTTTTCATCTAGATTACCAACATCGTAAGTATTGGACACTTCCAAATACTTCGCAATACTAGGGAATACTCCGTCAATTCTTTCAGCAAGGCTTTTTTCAACTGCTTGAAGTGTATCCTTTTCGTCACTTACGGCTTCAATAGCAGTACCCCAATCGACAGCTTTAGTTCTAAGGTCTGCAATGTCAACATTAAATGTTTGATTGGGGTTCTCAACTGCACGTACTGTACCGTCTATAATACTCCATACACGGACTGCATCACCTGACGTATCGTATTGAGCAATGAACTTAGTTTCACCAGTTTGTAAAATGGGAAACCATTTACTGTTAGATGTAGCTGCATCATACAGTGTAGAGATAAACTTACCACCAGGACGCTTAAGCATTCCCAAAGCAAAGTCAGGGAAAGTATTAGTAGCTTCTTTTACTTGACCAGGACGTTTCCTGTTATCTGGTTGTTGCGATACACCACCCAACAACGTAGGAATAGTTTGGGAAATAGTGCTCATCGTTGCATCGCATGGAAAGGTTGGTAGGTGGTTTGATACTGGTTACCATCTTGGAAACCAAACATAGAATAGTCACCTTGTTGACATTCTTCTTCAAGTGCAGCAGCACGAGTCATCAGTTCTTGTTCTTGTAGCAGAGCATTCAACTCCCTATCTCCAACCATTTTAGTAGCACACATCCGTGCAGCTTTAGCAGTAATGTAAGCTTGGATACCAGGAGGTAGATCGTAGTAATCAAACAACCACACTACATCAACTTTAATTGCGTTGTTAAATTCATTAGTGTGATTTAGTCGGTCATAGACTTTACCGCCACGACGTACAAGATCGTATTCATTTTTATGTTCTTCTTCGTTAGCATCAATACGCAGCATGTTAGCTGGGTAGTTGATTTGTTTTGTTGACGAATCAGGACTCAATGTATATTTACGTTCAGTGTTAAAGGTCCAGCCTTCAACTTGAACTTGCTTGCTGACTTCACGCAAGGTATTGACAGCAATTGCAACTTCAGGATTTTGCAGATCCAGGGTGGTGACAGGAGCCTGTCCCACACTGCTAAGTATTTGATTTACAGCATCCAGTTCGGTGGACACAGCATATGTAGGAAAAGGCATATCTGTCAGGGAAAATGAATAGATAAAAAAAAAAGGGACCCGAAGGTCCCCATGTATAAAAATCAGAATGCAGAAGGAGCAGTACCACCCACATACAGCTCTACGGCTGCAGCAGGGTTCAGGTAATCAGCACCCATAGCAAGACGACCCAGGATCACGTCACCCTGATAAATCACGGAGACATCACCAGAGGTAACTTGAACTTGGGGAGCAATTGCTTCAACGCAACCAGCAGCTTCACGCTGGAAGATCAGGCCGCAGGAAGTAGAGCCGAACTGTGCAGCAGTACCGTAATCGTTACGGACACCAGCTTGGTTACCGTTTGCTGCATCAGCCACGGTGTCAGCATCTTCCAAAGCAGAGCCGATGAAATCACCAGTGTTACCAGGATCAGTAACGCCGGTAGTACCACCGTACTTAGTACCATAGTTACCCAGGAACGGAATGTTCATGGACTTNNGACTTGTAGATCTTGATACCGGCGATCTCAACAACACCGTTGCCACGCTGACGTGCGGTGCCTTGCTCATCGCGGTTGATCAGACCAGAATCGCCAACCTTTTGGATCAACTCATAGTACTGACGAGGGTTCAGAACACCCACACGGCCTTCGGTGCTAACACCTTTTTCATCCATTGCAGCAGCAGCGTCATAGAATGCAGCTACAAGGTTGTCAGAGTTGTAAGCATCAGACTCGTTGGTAGTAGAGCCGACACGAATCTGAGTACCGCCAGGCTCTTCAAAGTTAGTCTTGTTGACAGGAGAAGCCTTACGTGCACCGCGAGCGATAGCACGGAAGATCAGACGGTCATACTTTTCGGCCAGTGCATAGCCAATCTTGCGGCTGATTTCAGAGCGCAAGTCGTAATGTGAGAGTACTTCGTCCAATTCATAGACGAATGCACTGGAGATCAGAAGGTCATCACAGGTGATGGTCTTCTCTGCCACCGGAGGTGCACCATCGGAGTTACCGAGGATGCTTTGACCAGGGACATGGTACTCAGCACTGGTACGACCTGTATAGATGAACTGAAGACTCTTGCCGTTCTTCAGCGTACGCTTCATAACAAGATCACGAGCGATCGTGTTGTTTTGGAAGCCCTTGAACATCTCACCTGAGAACAGTTTGAGATACAGAGCGCGGTTGTCCTGAGTACCCGTGGTAGCACCAGGATTAAAGTTAGATACGCCTAGGCGTGTAAGATCCGCCAAAGGCTCATTAGAGTTTTGTTGTGCCATTGTAATTTAAAAAGAGATAGTTTACGGGTATCTCTAAAGCGCTTTAGATATTCAATTGTATTGTGTGGTCTATCCCACCGTCATGACGGCGAAGGGTGTCCGCGTACGGGCCAACGCCAATGCGAGGGAGGTCCGACTCTGAGGTGCCTCCCAAGCTGTTTAGTTAGTAGGGTGTTGATGACGCTTGTCGTCAGCTTTCTCTTTGGGAGTAGGCTGTGGTGACATAGGTACAGGCTTAGCCTTTGCGCCTTTGGTACTTTGTTGTGCCATGTTTTTAGTGTTTGGTTTTGATGTAAGTAACGCCGCGATACTTCAGCTTAGACTGCTTAGCAGCAGCTTGTTGCTCTTTAACGCGAGCTTGCAGTTCAACATTAGGCATTGAATTACTCCGAAGTACCTACTCCCCGTTCCATGAGTAGGCGTCATGCGTCCCCAAAGGGATGAACGTACGTTACTTTTTAGAATTTATACTTCATGCCGAGCTTAGCACCAACGCTCAGGTCGCTGGTGTCAAGACCTTCAGAGGTAGCAGCAGACAGTTCACCGTAGACATCCGTCTTCGTAGTTACAGCCACGCTACCACCAACCTTACCAGATGCTGCACCAGTGGAGCTAGCATCGTCAGGGAAGGACACGGCAGGACCACCTTGGATGTACCAAGATGCGTCGTTGATAGAACCTTCGTAACCCAGGTGGGTCTCTAGAAGGGTGGAGCTGTAGTCATTACCGCTGAATCCAGAGTTGGATTCTACGTTCACGTAAGGACCTGCAATGGCTGCACCATGTGCAACACCAAGTACAGTACCAGCAAGGATGGACAAAGAGAGATTAGTAGACATAGTAAAATAAATTATCCAATAGAAGGAGCTACCAGTGCAATCGGATTCGATTCAGCAGTAGCAAGATCAAGTGGGAAGTTGTGAGCATTACGCT